GATGCCCGTGGGAATGTCACCGTTCCACCGCCAGGCACAACCTCATCCTCTTGCACAGCGCCATCCAGCACCAACTCGCAGGTTTTGGCAACCAGATGCGACATCGATACGGTAGAAGCAACGCCGCCAGATTTGGCGCAGTCAGTCGATAGCGTGTCATCGAACCACTCGACATAGTATTGAGCCGTACCATTGACTGTGCGCTTGACCACCGTGTAGATGGTGCTGATGTCAATGCCAACATCAAGGAACTCGCCATCGGTAATGAACTGCGATGGCGCAATGATGTTCTGCACACGCAACAGCGAAAAGACAGCCATAGAGCCGTCATCGCCGTTTGTGATCAGCAGCAGATCGTTCTCGTCCGTGTTCACGGATCGACGCAGCGCCATGCGCTTTGGGGTCTTCAGCAGGTGTCCAGCCAGCAGGCTGATCTTGCTGGTGACATAGGTCAGCTGTGTGTCCGTGTAGGCAAACTCGTTCAGACTCTTGCCCTGGCGCTGGATGAACAGCGTCCCGGACTCGAGCGTCTGCACCCGCGCGCCTTCCTTGGCCCCGTTTCGCGTTGCCGTCTTGATGAAGAAGTTGGTCGGGGTGATCGGATCAAGACCAGACTGCGGCACATAGAACTCGCCGCCAGAGGTGAACACCTGCAAGTCGCGGCCAGACAGGATGTCTACAATCGCGCTGTAGTTGTTGGTGTCCAGCGTGGCCTCGACGCTATCGTCATCCAACCCTTCGTCAGGATCAAATTCAAAGAACAGGCCAACCTTGCTGCCCCAGACTGTGGATGGCCGAGACTTGCTGCCACCGAAGTACAGCCGCCCCTCATGGAAGGTGACGCTGCGCGGCCAGCCTTTGGTCGATGACCAGACGGCTTCGTAGCCAGACTCATAGGTCCAAGAACCACTGGCAACTGCGGAGGTGCTGAAGAACGGGAACTCCGTCACAGCGCTGACCACCGTGCCGCTGGTGTATGCCACGATCCTGGCGCGCCCCTGCGGCTGGGCTGTCACATACTGGCCTACAGAGCCAGCGGTAAAGACAGAGCTGGAAGCAGTCAGTGTGATGTTGCCGCTCACCGCGCTGGGCGTTAGCGTCCCGGCTGGATTCGATGAGGCAGGGGTGTAAGCATATTTGGGAATGCTGACAAAACTGATGGCGCTGGCCGTCCAAGTCGCGTCAGTGCCACCGCGGACAATCTTGACGGGAGCCAGGTCAGGATGCACCAAAATCAGCGTATCAGCGCTTTGCGTCCAGCAGATGCTGTTGAGCATTGTCCCAGTGATGCCAACGCCGGAGAGGTCTAGATATGCGTTGCCAGAGCCGTTGATGTTAGTGATCACTGACCCAGCCTTGATGATAACGGCTCGATTGTGAGTAAGCACTAACATATACGAATCGGTGGTGCTGAACTCAAACGGGATCAGCCGTACCCCGTTTGCTGCCGAGGTGCTACCGCTGTTTGGCAGGCTGGTCAGGTAGCGCAGTCCGGCGCGGCGGCGAATACCACCCTGCGGCTGGCAGACCACATTGGTGGCCTCCTCCAGCGCGTTACTGTAAGCCTGTAGATCAACCCTTGACCGCAGCAACGGATCAAGTTCACCGCTGCCAAAATTGGTTTGGATCGAAACAAAGCGGGTCATCAGTACCTCACTGCAATGAGGCTGAAATCATTGATGCTGTTGACCGGCTGGCCTGCGCCGTCGATCTGCATGGCGGTCCGCATGTAGCCGCCACGGCCATTCTCTGCCGGTGATCCAACAGCCACGCCTTGCCAGTAGCTGGCCTTGTCACCCTGGTCGGTGATCGGCATGGCGAGATGCCAGGCCATCAGGTACTTGAGCAGCTGGACAAAGTAGACCGGCATGGAGTATTCCGGCACAGAGTACGGATAGTCAATCCAGACCGCCGTGTAGTCGGTCAGTATCTTGTCACCGAAAATGCGGTATTCCTTGCGCGGGAAGTCTCCCGGTGACGCACTGGTAAAAAGCGCCCGTGGCGGTCCGATCTTGTCACCAGGCATTGCGTATTCGTAGGTGTACTCGGTTTCTGGCGTAGTCACCAATTGGGCCAGAGCAACCTTCTTGAAGCTGAAGGACCAAGGATAGATCAGCAGCGCTTGGTCGCGGATGTCGCTGTACAGCCGGTCACAGGTATTGGCCTCGTCCGTCCCATCATTGAACGAAGAGATAGGCTTTGCGCCGAGCATGATCAGCGCATCAGAACAGATCGAAAGGGCTGAATCACCTGCTGCCATTTGGCGCTCCCAGTACTTGTCTTGTCCATCCGCTCATTGAACGGATGTTGGTAGCTAACCCAGCAGAAATGTCTTTTTGAATTGCAGCATGCCATTCATCAAGATTTGATTTGCTTTTCCACGGAGCGCCACGCGGATTTGATGCACCAACCTTTGAGGCATCATGTTTAACTTGAGTATCGAAAAACTGCTCATCATCAGGAACCAGGTCAATTGGGCATCCACAAAGGATCACCTCATCATAACCAAGCAGGCTTGCGATACGCGCCGCTCCCCAGCCGGAAGTGCCACGAACACCAGCAAGGCACGGCCAAACACAATCAATCGACTTCAGATCATCAGGCTTGATACTTGACTTGTACGGAGTGTGAATAACAACCTCGTCACCCCATTTTTCTCGGTGCAGTTTTTTCATCCTGACAGCATGTTCTGGATGATGCGTCACAGCATGTTTTGCCTTAACGATAGACACCGAAAACTTTACAGCAATCACATCAGCGTTTGGCCTGATTTGCAACGCATAAGACAGATCAGACGAAACGCAAGTGGCAGAGCCGACAACAAGGACGGCCCTGCCACCCCACTGCATTAGTCCGTATCCGTTGCAGTCACAGTCACGCCGTCAGTGATGTCCACCACCGAGCCGGTGTTGGAGTTCACATAGGCGGTAGACATCACCGGAGTGCCACCCGTTGCCGAGTAGCAGAAGATCAGATCGCCAACCTTCAGGATGGAAGCAATGCTATTGAAATACCCCGAAGCGCGGATGACCGACTGGGCATCAGTGCTGCTGTAGGTATAGATAGCCGGTGCATTGCCAGCCTTCGATTGACCACCAATGGCATTGAAGCCAGCTGCGGAAAAAGCCATGATTATTGCTCCTTACTCTCAGGTTTCGCGGCAGGTGAGTTGAACGATACCCTCGGCATCGATGGCAATCGCACCCGCCGAGAATACTTCGTTGACCAGCCAGCTGGTCTTCTCAGGGATGTAATTGATCTCGGTACGCATGCTGATGCCTTCCGCATAGCCAACGGCCATTTGGTGGAAAGCAAAGCAGGTGCGGTCCAGAGAACCGTCGATAGCCAGGCCACCCTCGGAACGATCACCCAGCGTGTGGAAGGTGAAGCCCAGGAACGAATTGATATCGCCCTGCACAAGCGCCTTCACGCTGTTGAAATCGCTTGAAGTGACGGAGGTTTCCGACAGCAGCGAAGCCAGACCGTTGCCGTGGATGACGATGTGACGGCCTTCCGGCGGCACATTGTTCTTGTCCATCAGGCGCTTGGCCTCGCGCAGCTTTGCCACATTGAGGTTGCTGTCCGTGCCGCCAATGTCATTGCTGACAGTCAGCGAGGTAGACGAAGCAGCCAGCGCATCCAGAATCATCTGGTCTTGACGGCGGCCCATCGCGGAAGCAACAACTTGCACCAGTTCCTGGCGCTCGTCAAAGTTCACCTTGGCTTGGTTGAAAATGTCGCTGTATTCTGCGGCGTTGTAGTCGGTCAGGGTACAGGTGACGGTGGAGAAAGCGACATTCAGCGGAGTGACATCGGTCTGCGGAACGCGAACCGTTGCAACGCCCTTGCCCACTTTCGGGAACTTCACAGTGCTGCCTTCAACCCCTCGACGCTGGCGAACCGCCGGAACCAGCATGGCCTTACCTTGGTAAGCCTGCTTGACTTCCGCATCGAAGAGGGTAACGAAGGCGTTCGAGAGAGACACGCTCATGGTATTACCTCATTCAAAAATTTAGGATTGGGTTCTCGCGCCGGTATGCCAAGAATCTGGGCCGAATGCTTGTTGGTTACGCCAACCACGCGACAGCGCCTGCTGTGGGAAGGGCCGGAAATCCGGTATGCCTTGGCCTGGATGATACACACTGTTTTTCGAAAAGCAAGCACTAACTTAAAAAAAACCCCCGGTGGGAGCCGGGGGAAAGGTGGCGGCGAAGAAACTGACAAATAGCTTACTGGAAGCTGGCGGCGAACATCCGCTCTACTTTCTGCCGGAAGGCCGGATCGGACTTGTACTTGGGATCGGCAACCATTTGGTATAGCTCTTCCTTGCTGGGTGCGCCGGAGGGTGGCAATGAGTTGGTGGGGATTCTAGTCCCCTCGTAGGCTTCGCGCAACTTCATCAGCGCTTTAATACCGTTGGCCGTGCCACCCATGACCTTGAATTCCTCAAAGTCATCTTTGCCCCAAATTCCCTTGCGAACCAACCCTGATGCCCAGTCAACCATCCCTTTGACAACAGCATCCGCGTTCGGGCCAAGAGCAGCCTTTTCCTGTTGGAGCGATTTAACCTGGGCCTCAACTTGACCAGCCCCCATCTTGACCACTTCTCCGACAAGGTCATCTAGCGCCCCTTGGCTGAGTCCGTATTTCTGCGCCCAGCCCATGACATGACTGCGGAGAGGATCGTCTTCAGGGATAGCGCCGAAGGCGCTGGTGTCGTACTTTCCATCAGCTGGGGCTTTGTGCTTTCCTTGGCTGATTTGCTTGCGGAGGTCGCTCCAGCTTTTGGCGATGCCCTCGAGGTCCGGCTCGCTGGTGTCTTTCTTCCAGAAGTTTTCCGGCCAGAAGTCCGGTCTTTCGAGAGGCTCTTCATCTGTAGACGGCTCCTCTGCCTTGTGTGCGATGACAACATTTTGGGTATCCGGCTGGGCCGCGCTGTCATCAGTTACCTGCGCTGAATCGAGTAGGCCAACTTCACCGCCAGACGGCTCGGTGCTGCTAGGCTCGTTTCCTTGCGTTTCCATTAAGTGTTCCCTTGGTTAAGTGCTCTTTTGATCCGCGCTTCAATGTCCCGCACCACGCTGTTCTGGCCTTCACGGTAGAACGCATGCGCGGAATCGCTGCCAGGCACGGCTACCGGCTGCTCCAGGTAGACGGCACGAAGCCATTCGGCCAGCTTCTTGCCATCCTCGTTCGAGAAAACACGGAAGGCCAGGCGGTCCAGATCATCCCTGGCATCCGAAACAGTCCGTGCGTCCTTGGGTGCTGCGGCCTCTAGATCATCCCAGCCTGCCATCAGTCAGCACCTTGCATTTCTTCATCTGACGCAAAAGGAGATTGTCCTTGCTTGATTCGCATCACAGCATGGTCATAGGCTTTTTCAAGCAAACCTTTGGGCATTTCATCAAAAAATTTCTTTGACTCGATGTCAGCGTTCTTTAAATATTCAATTTCTTTTTTTGATAGTGTAGGAACGATCAATGGTATCTCGACTTCTTTTCCATTGATGCCGACACCAATTGAAACTTCCGTCATTACGGAGCCGTCTGGCCGCTTTATCTCGCCAAAATAGCCACGGCCTTTTTGAGTCTTATCAGCACGCTCACCGTATCCGTAGTCCATTACGCCCCCATTGCTTGTTGCACTGCACCAGCCGCGGCCTCTGGATTGGCCTGCGCCGCCTGCTGCGCCATCTGCGCCATGTCATTCATGCGCTGCGCCCTCTCTGCCGGACTGGTTCTGAGTCGCGCTGGGATACCAAGCTTCTCGCCCACATAGTCGAGCATCTCGCCAACCTTCAGCGACATTTGACCTTCAGGCCCAGCGCCCTGGGCGATCTGCGCGAATTGCAGCACCTTGTTGATCTCGTCCATCGACTGCGCCATTGCCAGCGGAGCCACCGGAGAAATGCGTACCTCAAGGCCATTGACCTTCAGCGGCAGATCAATCAGGCCGCGGTCATCCATGACCTCCAGCGTTTTGGAAACCAGCGGGATCATTGTCTCGTTGATCAACCGGCCAAAGGCGCTTCCCAGGTTCTGGGACAGTTCCTTCATGCGCTCGACAACCTCAGTCGCAGACCTGGCACTCATGTTGTCAGGCGGCAGCGACTCGTCCAGCAGCACTCGCTTGATCGACATCCGCAGGTCATTGATCACGATCTGGCTGACATTGAAGTCACCAGCGCGCGGCAACGCCTTGAGCGCTTCGCCCTGCGGACCGCCATTTCTGGCAACCGGGATGATTGCACCGGGGATGATCTTGACCGTGTTCGGATTCAGCACACCGTCATCTGCTGCCGTGTAGACCCCAGATATTGCAAGGCTGGCATTCTTGAGCAGCAACTCCAGCGTCTTGTTCAGCGTCTTGATGTCAGGCAGTGCGGTGATGAGCGGTCCACGGCCATAGATTTCACCGGCAACTTTCATGTAGCGAGACACCACCCACGGGCTATACGGCATCACCCGATAGACAACCTCTGTCTTGGTTTCCTTGTGGATGACATGGTAGCCATACTTGCCTGACTTGTAATCGAAGACCGTGGCCTCGATCAGTTCAACATCATCAGTCGGCTTTTCATTGATGCGCTTTTGCAACTCAGGATCGATCTGCGCGTCTTTCCATTGCTGCTGAATAGACTCGCCCTTGATCCGCATGCGCCGGTAGACATTGTCTACCTGACCGTTCGCGCCCTCTTCAAACGACACAAGATATTGCGGCACTGGAACGAAGTTGATCGGGTTGACATCATCGCCAGGTTGCACAATCATCACTGCCGTGCCAACAGCCAGATCAAGCAGAAACTCGCCCATTGCAATGTCGAAGTTCGATTGCTTGAGCGTTGCAAACAGCTTCTCGGTATAAATATCCAGAGCAGCCTGCGCCTCACTGCGGCGGTCATTGGGAATGTCCGGACCAGGCTCCAGCCTGCACCACGCGCGCTGGGGCGGGAAGATGCCAGATTGCAGTCGGTTGGCAAAGCGCTGCGTCGAGTTGATGGCCGTCGAGTCGAATACACGCGCCATCTTCTTGCTGCCACCAACCTTGCCTTCCCAATAGCCGTCATACAAGTTGCGCTGCGGTAGGGCAAACTCATACGCCTCGTCATATAGGTCGCGGAAATCATCCTTCTTCCGCATGGCGATGTCATGCCGCTTGAGCAAGTCTTCCGGCGATAGTTTCGATTCAGCCATGATCAACTCTTTTCTTTCTGGTATTTGCGTAGCAAGCTTCGTCCCTTTGCAGCAAGCCTTGC